GGCGCCGACCTGCGCGGCGCCGACCTGCGCGACGCCAACCTGTGCGGCGCCAACCTGCGCGACGCCAACCTGCGCGGCGCCAACCTGCGCGGCGCCGACCTGCGCGACGCCAACCTGTGCGGCGCCAACCTGCGCGGCGCCGACCTGCGCGGCGCCAACCTGTGCGGCGCCAACCTGTGCGGCGCCGACCTGCGCGACGCCAACCTGTGCGACGCCGACCTGTGCGGCGCCGACCTGTGCGACGCCAACCTGTGCGGCGCCAACCTGCGCGGCGCCAACCTGTGCGGCGCCAACCTGTGCGACGCCAACCTGCGCGGCGCCGACCTGCGCGGCGCCGACCTGCGCGACGCCAACCTGTGCGGCGCCAAAGGTACATACATGGCTTGTCCGACCGACGGCAGCTTTATCGGCTGGAAGAAGGCTTCGGACTATGTCGTGAAGCTGCAAATCCCGGAGGATGCCCGCCGCAGCTCTGCCGGAGGCGAAAAATGTCGCTGCGACAAAGCCTATGTGGTGGAGATTCAGAATGCTGATGGAACCAAAGCCGACATCGAGACAATTCATTCGGACCATGATGCGAACTTCGTGTATACGGTCGGCGCTACCGTCGCGGTCTCCGACTTTGACGGTGACCGCTGGAACGAATGCGCTCCGGGTATCCACTTCTTCATCGACCGCCGGGCGGCCGTGGAGTATTGACGGGAGAGCCATGAAGGAGCAATTTGGCAATATCACGTTGTATAACGCGGACTGTATGGACATCCTGCGGGAGCTTCCGGACAAGCAGTTCGATCTGGCGATTGTAGATCCACCGTATTTTGATGGCCCTAATAAGCTCGGCTATTATGGGACATCCAAATCATCAAAGGGGGTTAAGCGTCCTTTCTATAAGGCGAAGCATTGGACGGTTCCTGGAAACGACTACTTTGAAGAATTAATGCGCGTATCAAAACACCAAATCATTTGGGGTTGCAATTATTACCAATTCCCGTTTGGGTCGGGGCGTATCGTCTGGGACAAAGTGAATGGTCGGAGTTCTTTCTCGGATTGTGAAATTGCTTACTGCAGTATGATTGATACAGTTCGTATGTTCTCGTTTATGTGGAACGGTATGTGTCAATGAAAGTCGGCTTCAGAAGGTCGTATTCAGCAGGGCAATAAAGCGCTTAACGAGGTTCGAATACATCCTACTCAAAAACCTGTCGTACTCTACAAATGGCTGCTTGCGAACTATGCCAAGCCGGGTGATAGGATTCTCGATACGCACGGCGGTAGCATGAGTAGTGCAATCGCGGCTCACGATATGGGCTTCGAGATGACGATCATAGAAAAAGACCCCGAATATTACACAACAGCACGTCGGCGGTTGCAATGGCATCAAGCACAACTAAAATTATTCTGACCATGACCCACGCCTCCCTTTTCAGCGGCATCGGCGGTTTTGACCTGGCCGCCGAGTGGGCGGGATGGACGAACGCCTTCAACTGCGAGATAGACCCTTTTTGTCGCAAAGTACTGAAATACCATTTTCCCGATGCAGAACAATATGGAGACATACGAACAACAGACTTTACCATTTGGCGAGACCGTATCGACGTGCTCACCGGCGGATTTCCCTGCCAGCCGTTCAGCCTCGCGGGCAAGCGCAAGGGCACGGAGGACGACCGCTACCTCTGGCCGGAAATGCTGCGGGTTATTCGGGCTGTTCGACCCCGTTGGGTCGTGGGCGAGAACGTTTTCGGAATTGTTAATTGGTCGGAAGGAATGGTCTTCGACAAGGTGTGTTCTGACCTGGAAGCGGCAGGATACGAAGTGCGGCCGTACATTATACCGGCTTGCGGTGTCGGCGCTCCTCACCGACGGGACAGATGCTGGTTTGTTGCCCACCGTACAGACGCAGGGATTGAAACAATGCGAGAAGGGCAAGACGGTGTTCATGCCGTTGGAGTTGCTGCCGACGCCGACTGCAATAGATGCCGGATCGGGGCGTATCAACCGGAGTCTGTCTCCGGGAGCTGCCGACCGACCGACAATAGCACTGGCAGCTCGAATAGGACTGTTGCCGATGCCTACGGCCAACGATGCCACGAATTCCAGTCTCCCGGCCAGCCAAGTCAAATGCAAGAGCGGATCGCCCAGAATGGTAATGCAAAGCGACGAATACCAGGCTGGGACGACTTCCCGACTGAATCCCCGGTATGTGATCGAAATGATGGGTTTCCCGGCGAGCTGGCTGATCTCTCCTTTCCTGCGTGGTGCAGAGAATCCATCAAAGCATGCGGCAACGCCATAGTACCGCAGGTGGCATTGCATATTTTCGAAACGATAAATAAGTACGAAAATTATGAAAGATCAGGTAACAAGCATTGAGCGGCCGTTGCGCCTCGTGAATGGCAAATTTATGCGCGGGGATATAGAGGTAAAACCTGAAATCGGCAATCCCGAACAAATCGCGCTTTTGCAGAAGATCGAGCGCGAACGTACACAACGGGAAAAGGATGCCAATGATGTCCGGTTGGATGTCCACATTCATGTGGAAGATATTAAGTACGAAGTCGTCTGTGAGTTCAGGTGCATTTGCGGAAATGCGATTCAGGCGAGGGGCATTAATTATACTGACGATTGGGAAGAATTGGAATACCCTGTTTATGAGGATGGGCCAATCATCTGCGATAAATGCTACCGGGAGTATGAGATTAATGATTTACATGCAAAGTTGATTAAACGATGAAAACACGCCTACTGAAACGACTGCGGCGGGAGGCTTCGAAAGCGATCGTAGAGATACGTTCGGGGTATTGCTATGATCCGGAGAAAGGTCCGAAGATGCAGATTAGACACCGATTCAATGTGAAGATCGAAAAGGACTGCTACTACGAACAGGCGTTGAACATGAAGAACTTCATCAAACGCCTGCGCCGCCAGGGAATCATCGGGGCGGACGAGGATGTGAAATTTGTAAAAGAATGAGAACATGCTTGACTTGAAATTGCACGTAACCCTACACGGATGCAGCAAAGCGGACATATACAGCCATAGAGGACAATCCGTCGCCGTGTTCAAGAACGTAAAGGTAGACCGTCGTAAGCGACGAAAAGGCTATGGAAATGAACTATTGACCACGCTGGAGAATATTGCTCGCGTGTTAGGCTATGATTCATGCGTTTTATGGACCGATAGGTCAGCATGGATGCACGATTGGTATAAACGCCGGGGGTATGAAGATTATGCCGATTATGATGACCCGGCTTCTGTGTGGATGTGGAAATCGCTATGAGAAACTTAAAACTGAATAAACCATGAAGAATTTCGATTTGGAGGCCGCCAAGCGAGGTGCGGCGGTGTGTACGAGGGATGGGAGGAATGCGCGAATTATCGCATTTGACTGCAAAGGGTGCGGTAGGAAGCCCATATTGGCCTTAATTGATATGGGCGATTGGGAGCAAAGCGCCTCACATACAGAACGAGGTGAAATCATTGAAGATTTCAAAGACGCTTCCGACCTTATGATGCGCGACGACGACTATCTGGAGAAGCTGGAACGTGGGGAGTATGGAAATCATATCGAGGATAAGCGCGAAATGATCGATCCAGCTATTAAGCAAAACTTAAATACTGACCGCGAGTACTGGCGGCGGGTGTATGCCGGGCATATAGCTGGAGGATTAGCGTCTCACAATGGCCTTAACATTATTGGATCAGAGATCATAGTAGCTAAAGCTTCATGCAGCATGGCCGACGCCCTGATTGCGGAATTAGAGAAAGATGAAAAAGTACTGTAAGTGCGGCGAGTGTGCTTTTCTGAAGAATGAAGGCATAGACGGCTACGGGCAATGTATCATTACCCGGAATATACAGCATTGCGGGGAAATGTGCAGTTTTCAGGACGACAAGCCGGACGAGGTTCAGGCTGTCCGCATCCTGCATCATTTTCAGAAATGGCGGCGGGGCGGCCGGGGAAAACAGCCGAACCCCACGATTATCGGAGATGCCATAGACCGGGCGATACGGACGTTGAGGCGGGAAACCAAAGATGTACCGAAATTTTGAATGGCAAAAGATATGAATTGCCGGAAAATGAAGATCTGATTTTGCGGAAATAAAAAAGAGGCAATCCCGAAAGATCACCCCTAACGCCGACAACGTAAAGGTAATGATTAATTCGGGAAAACAATGGGTGAGCAGAAAGAAAAACGCAGGGGCGGCCAGCGGGACGATTCCGAGGTCCATATAAGCTATTCGAGGGAGCGGTTGATGCAGCTTATTGTGGACACGGATCAGAAACTCGGGGTCAAATACGATCACGACTTCAAATATCACTTCAAGAAACAT